CCGATGGAGTACGACCCCGACCGTGCGGCACCGACCATGCTAGGCTGGGAAGATCCACGGTCTGAGAAGGGCGAACTGATGTTCCCCAACCGCTTTCCCAAGTTCGTCGTTGACCGCGACAAGAAGATCATGGGCACCTACGCGGCATCGGGACAGTTCCAGCAACTACCAACCCCAGAGGATGGCGGTATCATTAAGCGGAAGCACTGGAAGCTGTGGGAGGAACCGCAGTATCCGCCGTTTGATTACATCATCGCCTCGTTGGACACGGCATACACTGAGAAGACAGAGAACGATCCGTCGGCCCTGACGGTATGGGGCATCTGGACGGATGACCCGAAGACCCATGCCACCCGCATGCTGGGCAAAGATGGCCACCTGCAGCAGATCACCCGCACCTATGACGAGCGCGAAGTCCCGCCCCGCATCATGCTGATGCATGCATGGCAGGAGCATCTAGAAATGCCTGAGCTGATCGCCAAAGTCAGTGAAAGCTGTCTCCGGTGGAAAGTGTCAAGGCTGTTGATCGAAAACAAGTCGGTCGGTATGCCAGTTGCGCGGGAACTCAGAAGGATGTATTCTGGCAAGAACTTTGGTGTTCAGCTTGAAGACCCAGGCTCGGTTGACAAGATGTCGCGCCTTTATTCGGTGCAGCACTTGTTCGAGGAGGGTCTGGTCTACTGCCCAGACAAAGCGTGGGCAGACGAGGTGATCAGCCAATGCATGCGCTTCCCGAAGGCCAAGCACGACGATCTCTGTCTCGTAGGCGATACGATGATCCTCATGGCTGATGGATCAGAAAAGCGCATTGACTCAATCCGAGTAGGCGATCAAGTCAGAACACCAAACGGTACGGGAACCGTGTCGGCATCCGCTAAGACCGGCATCAAACCAATTTGGGAACTCATTCATACCAATGGTATTCTCCGTGGTACCGCCAACCATCCTGTTATGTGTGATGGTGAATATAAGCCATTGTCATCGTGCGATGTGAATGGTAAGTTAGTGACACCGTATCAGCATAAAGGTGTTACATCATGGCATTTAGAAAACAAGAAAATACAAGAGCAGAAACCATTGTCTTCAATGGGTTCAGATACAATCGTTACCCAGAATCAAAAAACAAAACGCACCAACGCTATTTTGGAAGAGCTGGGCATTTATTGCACCGCGATATTTGGGAGTTTCATAACGGGCCTATTCCAGAAGGCTATCAAATCCATCACATTGACCGCGATACGACCAATAACGATATTGCCAATTTGGATTGCTTGCCAAGAAAGGTTCACCGGCAAGAACACCATGATGAATATGTCGCCAGAGGAAAAGAAGATACACAATTACAGCATCTCAAACATATACAGCCACGAGCGAAAGAATGGCATGGAAGTGATGAAGGTCGTGAATGGCATCGAAGAAATGCCCTCACAAGCATCAGGTCTCCAGATGCGCCCAAACCCTATAGCAAGAGCCATTATGTGGGCATATGCGAATGGTGCGGTTCTGGCTTCGAAGCTAAAAGCCCTAAAAAAACCATGTGTTCAAGCGGATGTGTTGAAAAAAAATCAAAATACATCCGAGGTATTCTCCGTAAATGCCATGAACATTATGCTTCCCGTCTATAATTTGACGATTGATGGTGAACACTGCTATTATGCCAACGGCATTTTGACGCATAACTGCGATACGGTCTCGATGGCCATGCGTTACCTGCGCCGGTCTGGGTTCATTCTTAGGACGGATGAGGTTGCACAAGACTACGAGGATAGCCGCCACCATGTGGGTCGGGCACCTGAACCGCTTTATGGGGCATAAAATGGGCGTTTATGGGCTGAAAGTACACAAAGACGTGTGGATCGCTAAGAACCACGAGATCAAGGGCAAGTGGATGTATAGCCACCGGTGGACGCGCAAGATCAAGGACGCTGAGAAATTCAGCTCTGAGGATAATGCACGGGAATATGCGGACAAGCACCTGCTTTCTGGGTGTAGGCCAGCAACGATACCACCTAGCAACTTGCCAAACGACCCAAATGGCGGTACTCCAGTAGCCGTCGCAGCACAGGCCTAATCATGGATGACTTTGAGATTGAAATCGAGGAAGACGCCCCGACCACTGAGGTGGACGAGCACGGCAACATCATGTCCATTCAGCTTCCCGATGGCTCAATCGAGTTCTCACTGGACGGGTCACCGCTTGAAAAGGCAGAGAAAATCGGCAGTAGAGAAGGCTGGTTTGACAATCTTGTTGAGGATATCTCGACCGATGAACTGAGCCGCATTGCAGAAGAATTAATGAAGGGCGTCGAGGGTGACCTTAAATCCAGACAGGAATGGATCGAAGACCGCGCCCAAGGCATCAAGCTGTTGGCCTCAAAGTTGAGATCCCAGGCCTTGCCGGTGCCGCTGACGGTGCACCTGTCGAGGGCATGTCACGGGTCAGGCATCCATTACTGCTCGAAGCCGTATTGCGTTTTCAGGCGAATGCGCGATCCGANCTACTGCCTACAGACGGGCCGGTAAAAATCCGCGAGGACAACAATAACGCCACCGACGCAACAGACGAGTTGGCAAATGACCTCGAAAACGATCTCAACCATTACCTCACGTCCACTGCCAGAGAGTATTACCCTGATACCGATCGAATGCTCCTCATGCTGGGCTTTGGCGGGACGGCGTTCAAGAAAGTTTATTTTTGCCCCCTACGCAATCGTCCAGTCAGCGAAAGTATCGACGCCGACGACCTCATTGTTAATAATTCCGCCACAGATCTCTACAACGCTACCCGTATAACACACCGTATCTACATGCGTCCTTCAACCGTGAAGCGCATGCAGATCATTGGCGCGTACCGCGATGTGGATCTTTCGAACGCCAAGCAGATCAAGCTTGACGCCGCGCAACGGGAAAAACGGGCGCAGCAGGGCATCAGCGAAAACGGATCAGACAACCCAGAAGATCGCGATCGTGAGATCTACGAGTGCTATTGCGAACTGGAAATCAAGGGCTTTGAGCACCGCCGCGAAGGCAAAGAGACCGGATTGGAGATCCCGTATCGGGTAACCATCGACGTTTCTTCGCATGAAATCCTGTCGATTGTCCGCAATTACGACGAGGACACCAAGGAACTGCCTGAGCCACGTCAGTCGTTTGTGAAGTACACATTCGTGCCAGGCATGGGCTTTTATGACCTTGGTCTCCTGCACATCCTAGGCAACACGACCAATGCGCTGACGGCAGCGTGGCGTGAAATGCTTGATGCGGGTATGTATGCCAACTTCCCAGGCTTCCTATATTCAGACGCCGGCGCACGGCAGAACACCAATATCTTTCGCATCCCGCCCGGCGGCGGTGCATTGATCAAGACGGGCGGCGCTCCGATCCAAGACGCCGTGATGCCACTGCCGTATAAGGATGTCGGGCCTGGCTTAATGTCGCTTGTGGAAAGCATCAACCAGACCGGTATGCGTGTCGGTGGTACGTCTGAACAGGCCGTTGGCGAAGGCAAGCAGGATGCACCTGTTGGTACGACGATTGCGTTGATTGATCAGGCGACCAAGATACTGTCGTCGGTACACAAGCGCATGCATGGTTCACAGGCCGAAGAGTTCGAGCTTCTCGTGCGTTGTTTCCGCGAAAACCCTGATTCGTTCTGGCAAAAGAACCGCAAACCAGCCCGTCAATGGGACGAGGAAACGTTCTTAAGGGCCATCAATCAGGTGGATCTCGTGCCGCAGGCCGATCCTAACACGGCAAGCCAGACCCAGCGTTTGATGAAGGTTATGGCGTTGAAGCAGTTGCAGGGTGCCAATCCTGCGATGTATGACCCGATTGCGGTGGACCGTATGGCCCTGCAGGCTATCGGCTGGTCTAACCCTGAGCAGTTTATGGTGCCGCCGGAGGCTATGGGGCAGCAAAGCAACCCTGAAGCGCAGGCCAAGATGGCTGAAATCCAGATCAAGAAGCAGGACGCCGACACGAGGCTCATGCTTGCCAAGGGCAAAGTTGCCCTTGATGGTGCACAGCTCCATATGGATAACAACAAGGCAGGCCTTGAGGCGCATAAGACGTTTACGCAGGGCGGCGTTGTGGCTCCGTCGGATCACGAGAAGCAAAAAGACGGCATTGACTTGATTATCAAGGAAAAGCTGGCCGATGCTAAGATGGCGGAAGTCAAGATCAA